TCACCATTAAGGATAGGGCAAACAGCCATACCCTCTTTAAAGACTTTGCCATCAACAGTCATTGTCTTGCCAGTAGGAGTAGTGGCAGATGCCGCGCATAAGGCATATTGACCATGACAAATAGCAATATTGTGTGCAAAAGAACATCCAGCCATCACAATACCTACTAAGAATACAAGTGCTTTTTTCATGCCATATCCTTTAAAAATAGTAATTCTTCAGCTTGTCTGCGGCGTAACAATCCAGCCATGTGATGACCAGCAGCCATATCCCATTTTAAAAATTCTTGTGCGGCGCCCTCATAGTCACCAGCGTTTAGTTTTTTAAGCAATGTGGAATTATTAAGATTACCGCATCCACAATTAAAAGCAAAATCAACAAGTGCATCGAACTCATTTTGGGTTACCTCTACATTAAGCCTTGCGTTTACATCCGCTTCTGCTTTTTTAACATCTTCTGCCAAGTAGTTTTCGGCTTGCTCTTGAGTAATTGTCATGCCTGAATGGACTTCAGGACCGGTATGACCATAACCAATAGTCCAAGGGTCTCCACCAGTAGCAGGGTCAGGATAAGCAGTAAGCCTAACGCCTTCAAATTGTTCTGTAAGATGTAATCCGTCTTTAGAGTATTGCATCATTTAGCTCCTGTTACTTGGTCGTATTGGGCGTAACAGGCTGTGAGGGCTGTTCTGAGCTTGTCTGCTCTGGCAGCTTCCCCGATAAGAAATTCTGCATCCTCGGCAAAAAGGGTTGCCCCAGTTCCACTTTGTCCATTGCTGGATACTTTATTTGCCCTACTGGGGCGGTTCCGCAACTCGATAAGAGCATTAGCGAGCTGATTGTTAATAGCGTCAATTTGAGCATCTTTGTCCTTTCTAATCTGGTCGGTAGCATTTTGAAGCTGATGTTCTTTTTCTCTAGCATTGGCAATCTCTTCTGCTTTGTATTCCTCAAAAACATTATGCTCATGTCTGCCGTAGCCAATACCGGCTAAAGCAATTACAGTCAATCCAGCATAAATGTAAAAACTAATTGGAAGGGGAAACATCGCTACCATCCTTCTGAGTGGCGGCTTTAGCTCCAATCATCACACCAGAACCACCTAAAACGGTGCCAAAACCAATGCCTAATTGTGAAAAATCAATGGAATTACCATGTAAAACATGAACGAAAGCAATTCCCAAGAAGCCAAACAAAGCAGCAATAGCACAAACCCTAGCAGCACAATAAGTCTCATTGTTGTCTTCAGTCAGAATATCTTTAAATATTTTCATTTTTTAGTCGTAATAGTGTCTGTACCCTTAGTGACAGTCACCTTATCTCCATCAACAGTAACGGACATAGGAGGCTCTTTGTCAGCAAGATGGTCTAATTTTCCAATTAAATTTTGAATAACTTGAAATTCAGGTCGCTCTTCTTTTTCTGTGGTGCCTGATACTGCGTTCATCATGTTGATGATAGCCATAATTGCACCGCCAGCCATACCAATAACTGCGGCAATTTTAGAAGCATCTAAGAAAATACTTGCAGCAACGCTGATTACAATGATTGCCGTAATGTAGGCAAGCCCATGTTTTCCAATGGACTTACCGGCAACTTCCTTTGCGGATTCAATATTTGATTGCTCGCTCATTTAAAGCCTTACTGCGGTGTATAAATATTGACCACGCTGATATTTTCGCCTAATGATTTAGGAGCGTCACCCGCTACTTCAACAACAACTTCAGGAGCAACTATTGGCTCTGGAGCTGGTGTTGGCTCAGGTACATTAGGGACTTCTACTACTGGTATTACATCTTGAATATCTGCCATGATTTTTCCTTTTTAATTACAAGCCTTCGCCCGGAGTGATATAAATAGAAGCATTTGTTCCGTCACCAATAACTCTTGCATACACATTTGTATTGGAATTGACTTGCGGACCAGTAATTACTCTGTATCCATAAGGAGGCAATGCAATGACATAGCCCGGAGTTACATCTGGCAACGCCACATTAAAGGTGCTAGTAGAGTTAATCCATACATAAACAGCCGAATTGGTGTCAGCGTTAGCTAGGTAATACTGGTTTGATGGGCTATCAGCAGTAATGGTAAATACATTGGACTGATTATTTGCAGCGCCAGAAACGGATACTTTTACCGTTTTTCCCATCGGTTGAAATGCAATGTTATTTGCCATTTAGTACACCTTCTTTTCTTTCGCTCCAGATGGGCTTAATTTTGTACTGTAAGAACCTTCAGCAAAATCAAACATTGAGCGATAGCCGCCCTTTGGCAATTCACCGGTCTTCCATTTAGTCATTCCGGCGCTTCCATCTCTTGGTAACTGTGGGCGAATCGCGGTAGCTACCTGCTGATTCTGCTCATGGTCCCTCTGGTGTGGTCTGGTTTTCATGCTGTTTCCTTTCCTTTGTGTTTATCACAAGATAGCTGAAGATTACAAATATTGCTAGTGTTGCTACGCGGTCCCATTGTGGTCCCCACATCACCCAACACGCTAAAGCGCACGACATTGACAGAGCCAAAATCGTTATGAGCCGGTCTGAGATGACCGTTAATGCTACTTTGATGATAGTGATTGCATCCATGAATATCCCCTATTCGATTAAAGATACTCATATTCTAACCTTACTCATCCTCATCATCAATAGAAAAACCACTTCCCCATTCATCATCGTTCATTTTGAGCTTAATTGCTTCTAGCTTTAATGCTCGGTCCAACACTTTAGTTTTGTCAGTAATGCTAGCTTCAGGGTCAGCCATCACTTGCGTTAGCATAGTTGAGATAGCCTCTTCTAAAGCGTTGTTTATCCCTCTTTGCTTCTTAACCATCAAAATCCACCTAGCAATTTATTTAAGCTGTAACCGGCGACGGCGCCACCACCAACTGTAGCCCCCACATAAGGCAAGATACCTTTTAAAGCGGTTATTGCCTTTGCTTTATCAGTTTCTCTAGTCTTAACATCACGGATTTTGTCCAGCATTGCAATAGTCTCTTCTCGACTTGCAAGACCTCGACTTTCCAAGCCTTTAACAAAAGATTCAGCCGCGCTAATACTTCTATTTGTGGTAGTTGCATTGAATATATCCCTTGAGGATTCGCTTACAAACTTTTGATTTTCTTTAGTTAAATCTGCGAGCTTTTCAGTTTTTCCCTGTGCGCGTTGAGATATTTCTTTAGCGCGTTGAGACAGAGCCTTGGCGCCCGTAGATTTTTCGGCAGCTTTGACCTCATTCGTTGCAAGCGTTTTCGCATATTCTTTTACCTTTGCAGCAACAGCAGGAAACTCTTGAAGATATGCGCCTTTGGATGAGTTAATCCAAGCGTCAACAGCTTCAGCAGTATTAAGTTTTGATAATTCATTAGCAGCGTGTTGAGCAGCAAATGGCTCTAATGTCTTTTTGCTAATATCCATTCTTTCCAAAATGCGAATTTGCTCTGGAGACTGAAATACTTTGGCTGGAATTTGAGTGGCGTCTGATGTAAAGATGCCTTTTAAACCCTCAACTTCTTGAGTCAACACTTTACCAACTTGAGATTCATAAGTATTTAATGGGTCGCTCATCTTGGCATAAACCTCTCTAAAGGTTCTGCCGGTAGGAGCGAATCCTGCAACTGGTTTACCGCTTTCGCTAACATAACCATAAACAGAGTCTTCTAGCTTTTCGGCTAGCTTACCCATGTACTGCTGCTTCATAGCGTCCGCGCCCGTCATTGTCGGTTTGTTGGCTATTTTTTTTGTTTCTCTAATAACTTTCTCAATCTTTTCAATTTGAGAACGAACAATCTTTCCTTGAACTTGAACGCCAGACAAAGTTTCCATCAAGTCTTTAGCGGCTAATTGCTCGGCTGGAGTGTATAGACCAGCATTAGCGGGAGAAGCAATGTCTTTAAGGTTCTTTAAGAACGCTTGACCAGTTTGAGACTGTGACCAGAACTTTCCAGCCTTTTCGCTAGCTTTTCCTTCTGCAAAATAAGCGTCTTTAAGCACTTCAGCGGCTCTGCCTCTAGCAACATCTAATTGCTTTTCGGTGCCCTTAGCAACGCTTCTAAGACCTTCTCCAACTTGATATTCATTGGTAGGCTTGCCAATCTTGTTTAAAGTCGCTTGGCTTTCAGCTTTGGCTAATTGAGCATCGGCATCAAAACGCTTTGCAGCATCACGAAGATTGATTTCTTGGCGTTGTTGGTCGGTGTAAATCTTTTCTTGACCGACTTTTTCAGTTTCTTTAATGCGGGTGCCAGCCTTCTGTCCAAGCTCTTCAGCGGTAGTTGTCATCTCACTTAATGCTTTTTCTAGTGGTTTTCCCCTAGCTTTAGAGACAAGTTCCATGCCTTTTTCAAAAGGCTTTTTAACTACATTTTTAACAATTTGACCGGGGGTAACAAAACCGCCAGCAAATTCACCGCCAGTACGATAACTTTCTAGCTCAGGGCGAACGCCGGGCTTTGCGCCAACAGCGCTTTCAACTTGCTGAAATCCTTTTTCCACATCTTCCGAACGAGGAAAGAAAGTAGGCGAACCCATAAAAGTACCGGTTTCACCTTCTCCACCAAATAATTTTGGAACGGTAGTGGTAGCAAAGTATTCAATATCACCGGGACCGCCAAGCGTGCCAGCAGCAACACCGCGAGCAACTGCTCCAGCCTTCTCCCATCCAGTAGGTTCATCGCCTCTAGGTCCAGCATCCACTTGAGATAGACGCATACCTCCGGCTGAACTTGTATCTCCGGTAATCTCAGATAACTTGGTCATTTAGCTTTAACCTCATCTACATCGTAGTCAACAATATTGCCTTGTCCATCTTTGATAACGCCAGTAACTTTGTAGCGTTTTTCACCTTTTTGAACAATGTCACCAACGCTGTAAATAGCAGATTCAGGAGCGGGAACCTCAGGAACCTTACCGGTCTGCTCATAGTATTGGTCATATTTGCCACGCAATGATTTAAGACCGGGATAGTCAATCTCAACAAGACCATTGGTTTTATTAAAGTTGTCTTTAACTTCTTTGAGGCGCTCTTTAAGTGCGTCAGTCGTAAGACCTTTCCATCCATACAACGGCTCAAGAATTGCTTGTTCATTTTTAGTAAGCGCTTTACCGCCAATTTGAAACTCAATTGCTTGAATACGAGCCAATTTAGATGACAATTCAGGGAAATTTTCACGCAAGTTATTAAGAACCGCTGGTGTAAATCCAGTTGTGGGATTAATAAATTTAGCGTATTTAGGGTTATCCAGTAGGCTTTGGATGTCTTCAACATTTTTAACAGCCTGATAACGGGCGCGGAACTCATCTCGAGTCTTAGAATCTTTAGGCAGCGCACCTTCAACGCTCTTAGAAGTCTTAACGGCTCGGTCTAGCACCTTATTGATGTCACCCTTAATCTCTTGTAGATACTTGAAGTACGGCTCTAAACCTTGCTTTTCAAGAATTTGTTTGCCAATTTGACCGCCCATCTTTGCTGCGGACTGGTTTGCTAATGCTTCAGCTTCGCGTCTATCGGTTGCCATCATCTTGTAGGCTCGGTCCGCATCCTTGTAAGCATCATCAATAATAGACTTGACCTTAGTCATCTCTTTGTCAAACTCTTGCTTTTCACGATTCCATAAATCTGAACGACCTTGCTGCCAGCCCTTCATCATTCCAGACATAGAGTTCATAGAGCCAATAGCGGACATTTTGCCAGCGCCACCGACTGCCATACCAATAACGCCAATCAAGCTAAACAAAGTAGCTAGTTCAGGGATGTTTTCTTTGGTTGGATGAAGCTCGGGATAAGGAAAATCTTTACGAACTTGGTCCACTTTAGCTTCAATAGCTTGTGTTCTTTCACGCTCTTGAGTTGCAATAGAGGCTTGTACATCGGCTTGATACTGTTTTTGAGCCAATTCATTAGCGCCAATATCTTGACCTAATTGTTGTTGACGCTGCAAAACTCTAGCTTCTTCTTGCTGAACGCCACCCAAAGACTTAGGTGCCTTTGTCATGTCAATACCGGGAACGCCACCAAACTGAGTCTTAATTGCTTGCTCAGTAGGTGCAGCCGGTAATGTAAACGGCTTTAAATTAGCCGACTCTTGAGGGGTAACTGGGTTAATTGGGTCAGCCATTAGACGGTCCTCGCCATTGGTAATCCAGCCGCTATTCCAGCAAGACTTGTGTAAAAGTTATTGCTTGCAGCATTTAATTGTTGGTCAAGTTGCATACCGGTACGGATAGCGCCAAGAGCAATCTGGTCACCAACTTGGCTTACTTGCAATCCGTAGTTATATTGGTTTGTTAGCAATGTTTGACGGAAGGCTTCAAGTTGAGTGGCAGCCTGTTCAGCGCCAACGCCACCACGGTTAGCTACACCTTGAGCCAATTGAGCTTGTGCAGCCTTGTAAGACTGAACCGATTGAGGAGTTAATTCACCAGCTCCGGCAGCTCGAATTAAGTTTTGACCAGCCGTTTGATACGGTTGAGCAATAGCTTGTTGTTGTTGAGTGGCTTGCCCAATTTGATTAACGCCTTTTTTGTATTGTCCAGCGCCATATAAACCTAATCCACCAGCTAAACCAAGACGAGCAAGAGTATCCGCAGACATTCCCAAGGTCTTTCCCGTATCTTTAGTGGTTTGGTCACCGGGTATTGGTTGTGTACCGTAAGTAGGTGTAGATGATGCTAATAAATCAGATTGTTGTTGAGCCGTCAAAGCTGGTTGTTGAGCAATGCTAGCTCTGTAATCCGCTAATTGAGCAGCGTTTGGTTGTGAGCCAGCTTGCATTTCTGCAACGCTAAGTCCTGAAGTGCTTGGGTCATAAAAACTAGGTAAATTAAATTGACCGGCTTGAGGTTGTGCGTTTACAGCAGGAGCTTCTGCGCTTACAGGGGCAGCCGTTTGACCGCCATATTGTGAGCCGGTATAGCTTGCTTGAACATCAGGCGCGGCAAATTGAACTGGAGGACCAGCTTGTTCTGGAGGAGGGGTATATCCCATTTCAGAATAAGTAGGACCATAATCATCAAATTGAGGAAGACCAGTCTCAGGGTTAATTGTTCCACTACCGCCGCGTCTTTTTAAAAGTGCAGCCTCCCTAGGGTTGATGTGAGCGAGGATGGTATCGCCTTTTCTACCCTTAGCTTGAATGATTTTTGCCAATGCTGGCAAATCAAGTTGTAATGATTCAATTAACGCTTTAGCCATATTAAGCTCCGGTTTCGTCTTTAGTTCTTAAAGAAGCCTGATTCCAAACATTAGGTGTAGTTTTCTCTCCACCTCCGATATTAACTGGAGGGCTAATATCCCCACCACCTAAATTTAATGCCTGAGCTAAAGCAGAGCTACCCGGACTTGAACCAGCACCACCAGTCAACGGGCTAGAAGTTGGAGCAGTAGAAGATGCTCCACCACCGCTAGCAGATGAGCCGCCAGTTGAGCCTGCGCCACCAAATAAATTGCTGACATCTTGACGAATAAATGGGCTTGCAACGCCAGTAATTGCGCGAGTTGTGTCTTGTGATACGCCTTGGCTTTGCAATCCTTGTCCAATTGCAGAAGTAACTGCGCCCGTAGCAGCGCCAATTTCGCCGGATTTTAGTGACTGGTCTAAAGTTCTACCAGCTAATTCAGAGCCAGTAAATCCGCTTACGCCACCTTGAGCGGCGCCACCAGCAATTGCACCCGGAGCGTTAGAACCCAATGTAGGTCCTAAGTCGCTAGGAACGGCTACAGGACCACCAGTAGCACCAGTTACGGCATCTGATACTGCGCCTCCAGCCAAAGAGCCAGCAGCTCCAGCAGCGGCTCCTTCAGCTCCAGCAGCCAAAACACCTTCAACATTTTTTCCTTGAACGGCAGCATTAACAGCACTTGATGAACCAGCAATAGCAGCAGAGCCAACAGCAGCAACAGTAGCAGCGCTAGCACCTTCAACAGCCATTGCATCAAGAATAGCGGCGCCCACTTCAGGACCCGCATATACGGAAGCAACAACAGCGACCACATCAACAACAACAGAAACAATACCGCCGCCTCCACCACCGCCCTCTAATGTCATTCCCATTCCAAAAGGACCTTTTCCTCTTGGTTGAAATGCGCGCTCAGGCAACATAGTATCTAAACCATATTTCATATTCTCATCTCCACGACAATAGATTTTCTTTCAAAAGAAAATCGCTTATAAAGTCTTTCAATAGACTCGCTTACATACCCCTGAATACGATTAGCCCCGTAGGACTTTAACAAATCTTTTAGCTCATTAATGTAATCTTTATTAATTAGCATTTTTCCGCCAATGCTTGCAATAAAGGCAATGTAATTATCTGGATAAGATATAAAAGACACCGCTGCGGCACCATGAACTTCATCTTTATCACTTATTGCAACAAACAACTTCCATTTTCCAGAAGTTAAAAAAGTTTTTAATTGCGGCAAAGTGTATTCAGCATCACAATCTTTGATTCCTTCAGACAAATACTGCTCCACAGAGTCCCATACAGAAGACACTAAATTTTGTTGGACACAGTAAATGCTCATATTGCACCTTCGGACAATAACTCTTCAGCCATCTTGCCAGCAGTAATGCCGTAAGACAATAGCTTGTAATCAATTCCGGGTTGCACATCGGCGGCAGTAATTAAGCCTTCTTTAATTGCAGCTTGCACCGCCATCTGGTAAATGGATGGGTCTTTCAAAGCCATGCTTGCCAATTTGCCGGCACGAATCAATGCTTGAGGGTCAATTTTGTTTTGGATAATGACTTGTTTGAGTTTTTCTTTAGATTGCTCAACAGCAGGAGGTTGCTTAGGTTTTCCTTTCCTCTTAACAGCAGCCATTACATCTGAGTCAAGTTGCTGTTTGTTATCTATCGTAGGCTCAATAGGAGCCATTGGTTCAGCTATTGCCATAATTTACCTCTGTTTGTGTTGCATTGCACAATTCCAAAAAACCATTTTTTCTTGGGGCGGAGAAAACTTTTTTCATGGTCTAAGAACTCAAATTGAGGGCAGCAGCAATCTGTTCGTGAATGTACAGATGAGAAGCTATCCAATCATAGAAATCTGACTCATTATTGAAGTCCACATCCAGCATATTAAAGGGATTATTAAGCCCTAACAAGCCTGAAAATGCTTGGTGTTCTACCTGATGAGCCAATAACCAGTCATCTAAATTGTCTGTATTGGCGTCAATAATGGGGTAAATAGGCACCGAAATGCCTTGGTCCATAAATGTTTCTTGAAATAGCTTGTGTTGTATGCCGTTTTCAAACAAAAACTCTCCTAAGGAGTCCACATCTCCAAACTTAACTATAGAAAGAGTGTCAAAATTCACTATTTATCAGCCTTTAAATCTAGCTTATCAAAAATACGAGCTAACATTCCTTTAATTTCCGCAATATCAATACGGTAATCATCTTTCATTACATAGCCACGCTCAATCTCTTTAACATCCTCTTTTAAGTCGTGGATAGCATCCCACAAAACCTTAAATAACCATCCAGAGATGGTTCCAGTAATGGTAGCGGCAATGTTAAAAAGTAATTGAAAGTCCATATTTAAACCGCATAGTAAGGGATTTTGACTATCGTACCGTTTAAGTCCACTTGGATATAACCAGCAGGAACTAGAGGAAGGCTTGATGTTGCAAAAGTAGCAGTAGATGAAGTTGTTGATACTATGTTTGTTGCTTGTACATTGATTGTGCCGCCAGTAATGGACACATTAGAACTAGAAAGATTGGTAAATGTTCCATTGCCTGAGCTTATAGTGACATTTTGTAAAGTTACATTACCAAGAGTGGTGACTGTACTTCCAAGCGTTACCGTCGTATTGCCAATAATGACATTAGCATTAGCTAAATAGCTATTAGGAAAAGTGGCTGCAACGCTAGTGATATTAGCGGAAGCAAAAGTGCCTCCTGAGTGCGCTACCGAATTAATCGTACCGCCAGTAATGACAACGGCATTGGCGTTTTGAGTTGCCATAGTACCTAAGCCGGACACATTGGCTGCTGGTACAGAGGTTAAGCTAATTGTTACATTCCCAGTAAGGGCGCCACCGCCAGAAAGCAAACCACCAGCGAGAACATTAACTGTATTAGCAACGGCGCCAGACACATTCGCAACAGGAATAGTTGTGCTAGCAGTAACAGCGCTAGTATTGTTTGCGTACATATAGCCAGTAAGACCCGTAACGGTAATACTATTAAATGCTTCATTAGTTGAACCATCTACTTTCTGCCAAATAGAACCGTTAAATACAGCCCAGTCACCTACTGACCAGAGTGCCGTACCGTCTAAATTAGTAACGCCAGCTACGGAAACTACATAGTAATCACCCTTAGTACCAACTCCTGAAGTAAGTGTTGGGTTATTGGTTAAAGCGTTCCAAGAACCTTTGTAATTTAAGGCTCCAATAGAGTTAGCAAACGAACTAACGGTTTTTAGCATGATTAACAGCCATCTCCGGGAGTAATGTAAATAACGCAGCTTGAAGCTGCATTAGCTGTGAAATACGCGTTAGGAATAAAACTTAAAATTTCATCTGTGCCGGGAAGTAGCGGCAAACAATTTTTTACAGTACCGTCAGGAGTTTTAGCTCCTGCGGTAGCTGTTGCAGCATCTACGCCAAAACCAAGAAAAGCAGTAATACTACCAGCGTTAATAATCCGGTATTGATTTCCACCTAAAGTTAATGAGGTAGCCTGAACCGGAGTTGGAGCTGTACTGTTAGCCGTTACAACAACGGTGTTTCCTGATACGGTAAATGGCGCGCTTACTGACATATTTACTCCTGTGGTGTTTCTGTTGGAGCTGGAGTTTGTGAGTTAAATTGTTCAGCCAATTTTTGAAACAACGGGAAAGCTCCCGATTGTGTTGGTAATTGACCAATTACTTTCACCACAAATTCCGCTTCGTTATCTTCTAATGTAAAAGTTTTCATAGTTATCCCCTATAAAGTTATGCTGCCTGACTAGCCCAAGGCAACGGTGGGCTTACTACTGGTGGATTAGCTAAAGTAGCTACTGCTTGAGTAACGCTTGTTTCCGTAGCGGTTTGGTCAACTCCATTTGCATAACACCAGCCCAATACTTGAGCTTGTGTAAGTTGTGCATAAGGAGTAAATTGACCGCCTGTGGTTGGCTCTGGGAAAGAACAAGAACCATAGTTAGAAGCACTATAAGTTCCGTCTGTACCATTGCAACGCCAGCCAGCAGTTAAAACTACTTCTGTTTCACCAGCTATAGGCTGAGATGAAACATCCATATATTCGATAATCCATGTAAGTGTTGTCATTTTATAAACCTACCTTTGCTTTAAGTTGTTCAATTATTGCTTGTTGTTCTTGAATTGCTTTAATTAGCATAGGAACAAAAACAGAATATTTAACTGATTTTGTGGTCGTTCCTAAATCATTTCCATTAACATCTTTATCAACAGATTCTTCAATCATTCCCGGAAATATTGATTCTAATTCTTGAGAAACAACACCAAGTTGTTTTACTTTGTTAGGGTCTGATTTAAAATTGTATTGACGAACTTGAACTTTCATCAAATCAGAAAGTTTTGGTGTCGCATCAACAATATTTTCTTTTAATTTAGCGTCAGAAATACCAGCATAACTATTGTTAGTGTTTTGCACATTTCCGTTGCCAAAAACAAAAAACATATAGTTGCCATAACTATCGTTATAGTAACTAAATGCTTGATAACTTCCTCCAGCAGCCAGATTTGTTACTCTTGAACGAACACCTGGACCGTTATAAGAAGCATTTGTAGTTTGTGCTTCTATTGGAAATCCACCCGTGCCTGAATAAAGTAAAGATATGGCGGGA